CCCGAACTTGACGCTAGTGGTAACGGTTACGCCGTGCTCCGCTTCCTGCCTGCTCCCGATGGGGAGACTGTGCCCTGGGCAAAACTGTACTCCCATGGTTTCCAAGGTCCTGGTGGTTGGTTCATTGAGAACTCCCTCACCACCCGTGGAGACAAGGACCCTGTGTCTGAGTACAACTCTGTGCTGTGGAACAACGGCACTGAAGCTGGTAAGGACCAAGCACGTAAGCAGAAACGTAAACTGTCTTACTACAGCAACATCTATGTTGTGAAGGATCCTAAGAACCCCGAGAACGAGGGTAAGGTGTTCCTGTATCGTTATGGTAAGAAGATCTTTGATAAGATCATGGGTGCCATGCAACCCGAGTTCCAAGACGAGACTCCAGTGAACCCCTTTGATCTCTGGGAAGGTGCTAACTTCAAACTGAAGATCAAGACCGTTGCTGGGTATTGGAACTACGACTCCAGTGAGTTTGATCGTGTCGCTGCCCTGGCAGCTAACGATGACGAACTCGAAGCAATCTGGAAGCAAGCATACAGTCTGGAAGCATTCACTGCTGATGATCAGTTCAAGTCTTACGATGAACTGAAGACTCGCCTTGATGCTGTGCTGAATGTGGGTCGCCCCGCTACTGCTCCAAGCATTAACGATGAAGAGTATGATCCCGCCCCTGTTGGTGGTGGTTTCAATGATCCTGCTATCATGGCAGCATCTACTCCCGTCCCTCAGTCTATGAAAGAAGAGTTGAATAACTTGAAGCCTACTGCTTCTACCGATGATGACGATGCTCTGTCTTACTTCGCTGCTCTCGCTAACGACGATTGATTAAGAAAATTATGGGGGTGGTTTTCCACCCCGTAACAGTAATGAACTTACTGTTCGTTGGAAGTCTAGGAATGATTGAGTTGATTCACATCAGAGCACATCATTCCCTAGAGACAGATGTACATGGTCATGTACACAGAGCACTGAAAAAAAATCCAGAACTAGCACGGTCAGCGTGTTACGAATTGGATTAATAAATTCCATTGGCGGGCAAAAAATTTTCCCGCCATTTTTTATGCAAAAAAGTCGATCAGACTCCAGACTTTTTCAACCTATTAGATATAAAGTCTGACGATTGTTTGTACAACGCTGCTTTCTTGAAGTCATCTACTAATGCTTCTAGGTAAGCAGGTTTTAAAATAAAGATCTCTCTTTTCTTTTCGTTTTCGTACTGTTCATAGTCAAACTGAGTCACAGGTTTACATAACTCACTACTAACAACCTCTACATTTGTAGATCCGTTATAGTATTGGAAAGCATTTGACATTTTTTTGTACCACGTAGCATCAACTCTTGTCCATGCTTGACCATCAATAATATAGTTATCGTCATCAATTTTATTCCACTCAAAGTCTAGTGGAATCTCGATATCATATGTTCCTGAGAGAACATAACTTTGAATAGCAAAAGTATCTGAAAGACCTGTCGAATCTCTTGCTACTAAGAATACAAGTTTTGTATTAAGTCCTTTCGCTGCTTCTGGTAAAGTAAATGTCTTTGTGTATACACCATTTGGTTCGGTGTAGTCTAATACATCAGCAAAGTATACCGTGTCAGCATATGTACCACCCTCTGTGATATATCCAAGTTGTAGTGTTTCTCCTGGAGCAGGGGAGTTAGCTTTACCAGCATAGATTTCAATGGTATCATACTCTCTAGTGTCTACAGGTCTGGAGACTACATATTGTTCTGAACTTGGTCCACCATTGCCAAGAATAATTTGTGTTGATGATCTGTACCCATCATCTCTCAATACAGTACCAAAACTTAACCCATTAATATTACTAGCGTAATATACATTGAAACTTTCAGCAGTTACATCGTCTCTTTCTGCTTCATCAAAGACAAAGTTATTCAGGATGTTAATTGTTTCTGATCCTGGAGTTAAATTAGGAAATGCCGCTGCTTGTAAAGTAACTTTCCTGTTGTAGAATGCTTCGTCTACAATTGTTCCTGGTTTATAGATAACTCTACCAAACTTTTCAATCTGTTCTTCTTTTCCGATAATTTCGTAGTGTACAATGTCATAGTATGGGTTCTTATAACTAGATTCCACGTGTTTTCTTAGATCATTCTCACTCATAGGGAGATCGAACAATGGGTTGAGCATGTTATTAACTAAAGCAATAACCCAATCATAATATGGGTTACCATAAATTATTTCAGAAATTTGATCCAATCTAACATCATCATTAATAGCATACTCTTTATAGTATACTGCTGAGTTGAAAGCAGTATCTGATAACTTGTATCTTCTAAAGAAATTTTTTGCCACTACAAAATCAGACTCCGAGAACGGATATCTGATAGGTTTTACATCAATAGATACTGATGGTAAAAAACTAAAATACATTAGTATGTCGCTCCGTCTAATCTGATGTCTTGAGAGTATACAAGTTTTGTTTCAGCAAATCCAATGGTTAAATCAACAGCAACTGGTGCTCCACTTTCATAGTATGTGGCAAAAACTCCATCGGGAGTATAGTTTACTGATACATTTGTGATGGCACAGATTTTATACTGTGGTAAGTGAGGATGTAAACCAGCTTTGTGCATGAATTTTACTTGGCACAATCCTGGAACACCAATATAGTTAGCATTAGATTGTCCTATTGCTTTTGATTCGGCACTAATAGCTGGTGGAGCATTTTCATTTTCACCAGACTCACCATCGGGTGGTTCTGCTGGTTCGGGTCCCTTAAGAAATCCTTTGAAGTGTTTGTTCAAATCCAGTAGACCACCAGCGTCAGCACCAAAAGTAGGTAGCGAAACTTTTTTGAAAGTTCCGATGATCCTTCTCATATCATTCGCTTCATCTTTATTTCTAGGTGCCATCTTAAATTTCAAAGAGAAGTTTCTCATTTGAAATCCACTGAATAGCAACTCAGTGTTGGGGTTTAATACAACACCGAGTGAACTACCTAGTACATCATTAGTAGTTACATTACCAACACCTGTAGCATTGATGCCGTTAGCAATCGCCTCTGCTCCTGCTGTTGGGAGGGCACCAGCAGCGTTCTTGATCAACTGACCGATAGCATTGGCAGTATTGCCTACATCACCTGCTAGGGCACCACCAGCACCTCTCAGAACTTCAGCACCAATGTTACTGAAGTCTTTTCCATTCCATTGTGCTCCGTACTCAGCACTAATATCCTCTGGCATGTACATCATAATGTTACCAACCCCCTGATAGGGTTCGTACATAGCACCTGCTTGATTGTACTTGGCAAAGTCGTTAGAAACTTTTTGACCCTTTGTAGTTTCCTGTTTCCCAGTTTCACCTGAGTTACCACCAAAAGGACCTTTGTATTTGTAAAACTGAAACTTTACATAGTCAGTGGAACCATCAAATAGATTCCTTGGATACTTTGTTACAGTATCTGCTCCCTTGGATTTACCTAAGTTACTTAATAAATTGAGAGTCTCCGCCATTTATTTTACCATTTGTTTGCTAGATGCCTTACCATACCCTTCGATTACACGCTGGGCTTTGATATTATCGTAGTAGGAATCATTAGTTTCTTTCCACACATCCTCTTTAGGATAAGGAAAGACATGACCATTAACATCCTTAACAAAGTCCTCGGTCGGTAGCAAAATGGCGGTGTCCCATTCAGCACTGGCGAGATCAAGATAGAATCCGTCTACATGAGAGTGCAAGTATTTATGGAAGCACTTCTTAGGAAATTCAATACGATTATATTTTAGTAGTTTATTTACTGCCATGATTCTACGTTTGATGGGTAGATAGTGTAAGTTGGCACCATAAAACTCATTCTTATTAGACTTGATACAGTAGACAAGAGGAAACCTATCGTAATAAGGTAACCATCTCATCTTTGCCTTGTACTCAAACATGTACAGGTGACCAGCAACTACATAACGACGGACCATGTTTTGGTCTTGTTCATTTTTATTACCAGTGCTATCTCTCTTCTCAGCAGAAATATATCTTTGATTGTCAGTGCCATATGCTTTTGATTCAGATTTAACAGCGGCACGATACCAAGACAAAGGTTTTTTCTCCCCCTCTGTCTTCTTAGTTACTTTCTCGAACAAAGTCTCGTAACCAGCGTCAGAATTTACTGAGTTACGTTGGATGGATTGAAATCCAGTTGCCATTTTAGACTCCTAGGTGATCTTCGGTGAGGATTAAAAATTTCATCTGCCTGTCCTCACAGAAGTCCTCTGCTGCCTCCCACTTAGCGCGGTTCTTAGCGTAGGTTAGGACTTCTCTCTTCCAAGAGGCAGTCTTCTTTTTAGGTTTATCATTCGGTGGTTTGGTTTGCTTCTTTGGTTTAACCTCAATGAGATACTTACTGATAACACCAGCTTTAGATACAACTTTAATATAAAAGTCGGGATAGTATCTGTGTACTCTTCCATCTGTAGGACAACGGTAAGGAATGATTACTTCCTCGCTACCCCACTCAACAACACTCTCATTATGATCACAGAAATACATAAACTTTCTTTCCCACAAAGAACGATAGATTATCCTGGTTGGATTGCCTTTGTATTTTTGTGGGTGGGTTGGTTTATACACACCTGAATATGCCATGATAAATATAGTTGGACCAACTATCCATATTTAGCGTGTCAAAAGGAAGCTTAGGTAAGTTCGTAGATATTATCGCCCAACAGGGTGGTATGTCTTTTAGTAACAACTTCGACGTACAGTTTGATTTCTCTCGAACTGATGGGTTACGAAACCATATGTCGAATATGGGAGTTAATTTTAATCAGTTTGGTAAAGGGCAAGCACCATCTAATGATGAAGAGATGAACAGTGTTGATGCTGCTTCTGTCCTTAAAGTATTTTGTGAAGAGGCACAGTTGCCCAACGTACAAGCGGCAACTGGAACACACACAGGCAGAAGATTGGGTGAAGGTTCTGTAAACTATGCTCACACTAGATTGT